CACCACCGCAGGCTCCAGGAGCGTTGCAGACAGTTCAGGTTGATTGTCTTCCGGGCGCACTCTCACCCGCGTACCCGCAGGAGCAGTCAGGTTGCCACCCTCCACAATGGACACCCTCTCACCCGCCTTGTGATCGTTCACAAAGGCGTCCGTTGTGAACACGTTCCCAGAGGTGTCATTTGCGGTCACAGAGCGGTCTTCTTGGGTGGAGAGCCCCTCACCTACCCTGATGGTGTAAGGGTAGCCAGAGGTGGGGAAGCCGGCGCTGGAAAGGACGGACGCTCCCGCCGCCGCCACAGAGACAGGCTGGGTCAAAAATGTGGTGATCAAGTTGCCGTTGGACACCTCCACCTCACCCGCAGCATAGAGCGGTCCCAGACGTTGGATGTTGCGCTCCAAGAGGCGCTCATCCAGATCCCTTCCCACCACATTGTCCAGGTTCCACAACAGGGAGAGGTAGACCATCTGGGTGTACTGCTCATCATCTTCCAGAGCCGCAACTTCCAGAATGGTGCGGATGATAGACCCCACATTCCAGTCAGTCAGGCGTGGTGCTATGGTTCGCACCATGTTCACCATGTCTTGCAGGATCTCTTCAAACTGCCGTGGGGTGAACTCTATCAGAGGCATACCTGACTCCTACAATGTTGCTCTCATGTCAAGTGCCAGAGCGTCATCCTGGTCCTTGGGAACCAGCGTTGATTTGATGTGGATCTGGTCCTCTTTCACTTGGAATGACATTGACGCAATTCTTTCAATCCTGGTATCACTCAGGAGCGTGGTTCTCAAGTGGAGATGATACCCTGCAAGGGTGTCTACTGCAAGCCCTTCTCCAGCTTCAGCACCAAAACCAAACCACGGGTGAGCCCGCAGATCGCCCGGTTTGCGCCGCACTTTGAGGTGGAGCGCCTGCACCAGATTGTCCGTTCCTTCCACAGTGTCCAGATCGCCCCCCTGGCTGATTTGCAGTTCCTCTGTGCGTAGGTCCATCTTGATGTCCCGCCCAAAGCGGTAAGCGTCCAAGCTGCGCTCCTCACGATCTGAGGCAAACACATTGTTTTCAGGGGCTTGCTCATCTGGTGTGGCTGGCAACTTGATCGGATCGCCTGGGCGCAGCACTGTGACGCCATCCCCAGATGGGGAGATGTACGGTGGGCGCAGCTTGTTGAGCAGGACAATCTCTTTCCACCTGCCCGCCGCCCCCAAGAACTGTGCTGCCAGCGCCTTGATTGTGACCTGCCCTGGGAGAGTCATGGTCTGGGAGCCGGTAGGAATGGGTGCTGCCCCTATGGCTGTCTTGGAGCCCCCGTCACTCTGCTGTGTGTTGGACAAGGGAATGCCGTCATTAGAGAGCGCCGCCTGCTCATCCTTGCGCCGGTATTTTGCAGCGTAGGCGTCTGCTGTGGCGTTCACATCATGCACGCTGCCCACGCTCATGAGCCCCACAAACGCATCTGAGAGGTTGCGTGCCGCGCTGTAGAACCTGCGCCGGACCTCATCAAAAAAGAAGCCGCTCTCCTGCCCTATGGTGTCACCTGCCTCAATGCACCGGCGCACAGCTTCAGATATCAGGTGCGCGGGCGCAAGGACTGTGGTGATGGTTGCCACCGTCACCGCCTCCGTTATCTCAATCACGTCCAGCACAGCCTGCTCCAGGGATTTGCCAATGTCCGTGATGGTTTGCTGGAGGGTGTCCAGGATGTTGCGGTTGAGGTTGAAAGCAAAGTCCTTGGAGAGCGTTGCAACGTCCTCAATCTGCCTCTTGAGCGTCTCCAGTTTAGCCACCACCACACTCAGCCTGAACTTCTGGTTGCTGCGCCCACTGCGGCTGAAGGGGGATTTGAGGAAGTCCTTGGGGCGTTCCACCCCTTCCAGAGGCGCAAGCAGGCGCAGGTTCAAGCTATAGGTGATCTTGAGCCGCCCACTGGGCGCGGAGCGGTCCCGGCTGAACCTCATGGGCTGGGCAATGTAGACCTCTCCCATCCTCCAGTTTGCCCACACAAAGACCGTCTTGTGAGCCGTGGCGCGGACCCCTTTCCGGTCCCAGTAGAGCCGGACAAGATTGTGCAAAGCACGGTAGCGGTCCTCACCTGTGCGCTCTTTGGTGATCTTGGAGGCAACGGGCTGATTCAGAGAGGGAATAGCACCCGTGATCTGCTGTGCAGTTGATGGCTTGGGGGCGCGGACGCCCTTTGCTGGTCCCTTGGGGGTTGGGCGGAAGCCAAAAGTGCCATTGATCGTCACCATCTTGAAGTATTGCCCACGGTCATCCGTCCAGTAGCCACCCTCTTGAGCTGCAAATGCGTCAGAGGCAGCATCCTCATCCGTGCGGATAGACACAGGCGGGATATCAAAGCCAAACTGGCTCACCGTCTCCCCCGTGGTGGGGTCAATGATGAAAAAAGAGTAGAGAGCCACCCCACCGCCGGTCTTCCCCGGCTTGGTCAACTCAAATTGCATCCTGCGCTGCACGTCATCCACAGGCAGAAGGGTCTTGCGCCCAGGCATGATTCACCTCCGGCTATTAGTTTCTAATACTCACACCCCATCCCTTTTTTGCCGCACCTCACGGGTCTTTTCCAGGTCTTGCACAATGGTCAACATGTACTCCAGCGCCACCTTGGGATCTTGTTCGTTGTCCCACACAATGGACTCTGACATTGTGACCACCACCAACCCCTGCATCTGCCCGTCTACAAACAACTGCTTGAGGGAGTCCAACTGGTGTGCAAGGCGCTCATCAAACTCCTTTGGGGTCATCTGGTCCGCCATCTCATCCTCCTGTGGCTGTGGGGTTGGGAACCCGTGGCAGAGGGCAGTTTGAAGCCAGGTTTGTGTACCGTTTTGCTTGCTTTTCAAACTTCTCAATGGTCTTGGCTATGTCCGCCAGATCGTCCGTGAATTCCTTCAAAGACGCCGCCGCCGCTGCTTGTTTCTCTGCGGAGAAAAAGGAAGACAGCGCAGAAGTAGCCACCCCCAAGCCCGCGCCCGTTGGGTCTGCAAGAGCCGTCTGGATGATCAACACCTTTGCCTGAGCCTTGCCCAGTTCAGAGGCAAACGCCTGCAACTGGGTTCCAATCAGGTCTGCAAGGTAGTCCTCCACTGCCGGCGGTAGCTGCAAGGAAGGGTAGGAACAGCCGGGGTTGGGTTGTGTGCTCATGGATCACTCCGCTTTCAAAACCTTTGTCAAATAGGTCAAGTAGGTGTTTGTTTGCAGTTTTGTCTGGATGGGGATCAAGGAAGATCGCAGCGTCTTGATCAATGCCTCCACTGCCGTACCCACACCAGGGATCTTGCCCACCACACCCTCCACCGTCTCCATAAACTTGATGTAGGTGAGGAAAAAGGTCTGGAAGTCCACTGCCAGATCATCAATACACAGCTTGTTGAGAGTGCTCCCGCCAGTGACGTTCACCTCTCCGGCTGAGATGTTCACCTTGTCTGCGTTCACCGTCACCTTGCCGCTCTTTGTGTAGACCCGGACGTTGGTGCCCTTCATCTCCACCAGCGCCTCTCCGTTGGTTGCACGCACACCCTCCTCATCCACCGCCAGAGAGTACCCCTTCTTGTTGGTCAAACTGATGTTGCCCTCACTGTCCAAGCTGATGCTCTGCCCTTCCCGGTGCTTCAGGACTATCTCTTTGCCCTTCATTTGGATGTACTGCCCCACCCGGTGAGTCAAGTGCAGATCGCCATTCTTGTCAATGCGTAGCTCAGAGTTGTTGCGCCGCAAGGTGAACCGTTTGCCGTCCTCTGTCTTGGGCGCGTCCGTGAGGTTGCGCGGAGAGGAGAACCAGTTGGTGATCAAGGGCAACTCCAGCAGACCACCCACAAAGGTCACAACCACCCAGTCTCCAGATAGGTTTTCCACCCCCCGGCGGGCTCCGTCCGCAAAGAATTCATCCACCTCTTTGGGGTCACATCCGTTGGGCACGTCTTCAGACCAGTCCGCAGGCTCCCCGGTGGTGGGTCCATTGGAGGAGCACTTGCCAAAGGGAAGGATCACCACATGGTCCAGAACCACATACATCTCTGTGCCGCCATAGACCAGCAACACAGAGGCTTCAAGGTGTGAGGCTTTCTCCTGCCCCGGCTCATCCCCCCGCAAGAATCTGAACAGCATGTTGCTGTCACTGTCCGCGTGATGCACGGACAGGACTATTCCCAAGCAGGCTCCAGGCATTTGCACATAGCCTGTGTCCAGTTCTGAAAATTCATCCATTCCGTGCTGAACGGGATCACCGTGTACGTCAAAGCCCATCACTTTTTCCTTTGGTTGATCTTCTTGATCGCCTCTTTGATTTTGTTCTCTTCCTTGTCTGTGACAACCGGACGCCTGATGGGATCATACATCTTCCCATGCAGTTCTTTCTGCTCCGTCCAGGGCGGCTTGCCAGCCTGCTGCCGGTCCTCCTTTGGAGGCTCCCGTGGGACCGTTCTTGGGATGGAGTAGCGTGAAGCTGTAGTGCCGTCCACCCCCACCGTCTGTGTCAGGCTTGCCACCTTGGCATAGGGTTCATCCGTGAGCCCCTCTGCTGGTGACTGGCTGTTCAACTCCTTTGTCCGGCGGTTCTGTGGATCACCTGCATTCTTCCGCGCCTTGTCATCTACCAGAGAGGCAAAGACTGTCAGGAACCTCTTCTCTTTGGCTGGGGTGTCTATTGGTGGACCACCTGTCCCGATGGAGGTCAACACCAAGAACTGCTCCAAGCTGTTACTGGTCCCCGTGGTGCCAAACTGGATGGCAGTGTCAAAGCACATACACACAGCCCGCTCTGATTTGAGCCCAAACCTGTCAGCCAGGGCTTTGGCTGGCTTGTAGTAGTAATTCTCCGCCATGTCCCTCTGGACCTGCTGGAATTCAGCTTGCTTGCCCATCCTGATGGTGCGGTTGAGCAGATCGGAGTCCTTCTTGAAGTTGGCAGAGCGGACCCAGCTTTTGTCAAGCAGGTCCAGGTAGTATTTGGTGCTAAAAATCTCCTTGAAAAGTTGGGGGTTTTGGCTGTGGCAGTTCTGGAACAGTTCAGGCAAAGTGCCCACTCTCTGGTTGAACTGGATAATCCCAAAGGCCAGTTCCCCCTGTGGTTCAAAGTGTGCCAAGTAGTATGCCCGGTCATCCCGGCGCCCTGTCTCAAACACCCGGACAATGTTGAGGAACTTCTGGACCATGCGCTTTTCTGCCGCCGGGTCCGGGTTGGGGACTGTCTGGGTGGCTGGGGCGCTCCCTGCGGTGGTCTTTGGGTCCACTTTCTTGGGGGCTGATGCGGGCTCTGCCTTGGGCGTTGGAGGAGCCACCCTTGCTGGTTTGCGCTCCACTTGCTGCCCGTTGCGGAAGATTTGCACAGCGTCCGGTGGAGCGTACTTGAACCGTTGCTTGGGATCTGAGAAACCAGAGGGCTGTCCCCTGGTCACGGTGAAGGAAGTTGTGAGCGTGCCTGTGCCCGCGCCCGTGTGTTGCCAAGCCCCAGACACCCCTTCAATGTAGAACGTCTCCTCCCTGCCTGGACCGGACACATCCAGCGCCATTCCCACCCGCGCCTTGGGGACTGGCCTGCTGGTGATGGAGCCCGCTCTGTACCACGGCTGGTGCTGATACCAGAGGTCTTGCAAGAGGAGCATTCTGATGAGGAAATCAATAGAGTTGAACCGGCTGATTTTACCCGTCCCGGCAGAAGAGAACTTGGTGGTCAACTCCCTGGTTCTCAGTCCATAGCGTTTGATGGACTCCGGCAGGAAGACCGGGATCAAGCCGTTTTCAACCAGGGTGTATTTTTGCGTGGGCTCATGAAGGAAGCTGAGGATCTGGGACGCCATGAAAAAGTTGTAGGTGTCATTGTCACTCATACCAAGGGACTCTTGGGTGATGTCCTTGCTACGCAACTTCACCCGGTCCACAAACCTGTAGGAGCGGCTTGTCTCCTTCCCCACCTCAGCCACCCCCAGGAGCCGGGTCTTGTTCTTTGCTGCTTGAGCTACGTCAAGATATTGGAGCCGTGGCACGGAAGCCCTCTTCTCACGGGAGGAAAAGAACACGTTGCCAAACTTGAATGGACGCAACCCCTTGGTGGTGTGGACCTTGTAGTCCTCATCCAGCCAGGAAAAGGGGCGCTCCCTGATGACCAAAGAAGGGGTATAGCGGGGGCGCATCCCCCACTCATCTACCTCCTCCAAGTGCCCCCTCTTGCCCGTCACGTCCTGCTCTGGGAGAAGGGAGACAAACATCTCATTGAGGAAGGGGTTGACGTTCTCTTGCATGAGGGACCAGACAGAACCCTGCATGTCATGGTGGGCAGCGTTGTGCGTGCGCCCGTCCACCAAAAAATCCTCAACATAGTTGAACAGGTCCACCAGGGAGAGGATTGAGTTGGGCTGAATGTCCCGGCGCAGTCTGGACCGGATTTGTTGCAGCGTCCCTGGTGTTGTTGGGGAGTCTCCGGGACCACGCACACGCAGGAGCCCCATTGTCTTCTCTATGGCAATGGCATTCTCCAGGGCGCTCTTGAGGCGCTTTGCACGGGTCAACTCCGTGCCCAGTCCCGTAGGGTAGGAGTCCGGCAGGAGGAACTGCCCACCATAGCCCAGATACGCCAGAGCAATGGCGCGGGGGAGGGACGTAGGGGAGCCAATCATGGGCACGCGCCAGACTAGCGTTGCCAGCCCAGGCAAAGACTGCCCAAAGGCTGTGTTTGGACCAAGAGAGGGGTTCAGGTAGATGGTGGTGCGGTCAAAGGCTTTGTTGATCCCGGAGCAGTTCACACTGATGCGGACCTGTGTGACGCCCGTTCCCGTCTGGACTGTGGTGCTCTCCCGGACAGCATCTATGATCCCCAGAAACACACGGATGTTTTCATCAGCCCGCTCCGGATCACCCTCCACCCCAAAATCAGAGGGCATGTCTGCGCCACTGGAGACGTACACTGACACCCAGTCCCCTGGGTACAGCATTTCCTGGTAGGGACGCCTTGGAAGGAGCGTGAAGGAGCATGTGGAGCCCTGGAATGTCTCATCCCAGTTGCAGTCAATCACGTCATCAGAAATGTCATATTGCCCCGGAACCTTCAGCTTGTCATCCCTGTACGGTCCCTTGTTGTGGCTGGCAACAAACACCCGGCAGGTAGAGTGCATCTGCGGGTTTTCATTGATGTGCAGCCCGGTCAATGGTCCAATGTTTGTGGGGTTTCCCATCATGCGCTCCTATTAGGATCTAATAGCCGTCTTGCTACTTGTTGACAGCGCCGCCGGCTATTGCCTGCCCCACCTGTGCCGCAGAGACAGTCTTGCCTTTGCTTCCCTTTCCGCGCTGCGTGGTTGCCCGCGTCTGGGCGCTCACGTCATTTGCCTGCCCGCGTGCGTTCTTTTTCACCACCACCTTGGTCCTCACCACCACGCCCTCTGAACGCAACTCCCGCAGCATCTTCTGAACATCCTGATATCCATAGTATTGCATCTTGCCACCCATCCACTCATAGTGCTTTGCCATGTGCTCACGCTTGGACCGGGCAACACGCCCAAGGAAGCCAGCACGGAACTTGGGGTCTGCCCGCAACCGCTCTTTCAACTTCTCAATCTGGAGTTGCCGCTCCTGTTCCCCAAGACTCAGGTGGAACGCCCGTGACGCAGCCTTGCCAGCTTTTCCAATCTTAAAGATGCTTGTCAGGTTAGCCATGAACGCCTTGATGCCCTCTACAAGAGCAATCACATACTTGGTGATCACAGGCATGTACTTGGCAACCAACCGGAGCAGGGGCGTCAAGAGCCTGCCTATAGCCATCTTCATCTTGTTGATTTCCTCTTTGATGGCATAGAATGTTCCGCCCTGCTGCGCCATCTTGTTGAACCTGTTTGCAATCAGCCGGGTAGTGTTTCCAAAGGCAATCATGGACTTGAAAGCGTCTTTTTCCAGTGTTGATTTGCCCTCAAGTTTAGCCTTTTCCTTGGCTTTCATCACAATGCCCTCAATCTTCTTGCGGGCACTCTCCCCCTTCTCCGTAGCAAAGACCTTGGACACATTCTCCATTGCTTTGGTGCTGATACCAAAGTGCTTGGACAGGGAGACAAGAGCAGAGCCAGACAGGCCACCGTACTGCCCACCGCCACCCTCTGCAATGGCCTGCTTGATCACCCTTCCAATGAGCAGTTCCCCGCGTGGTCCCTGAGCCAGTGCGCCCTCCTCCTGCTGCCGTAGGGCTCCCAAATAGCTTGCCCCCTTGCCAAAGCCTGCGGCACGCAAAACAAAGGACTGGAAGGGTCCAGAGGCGCTCTTGATGGCTCTGTCCATTGTGTTCAAGGTCTGGGCACCATAGCGCCCCTTGAACATCTCTGGGACCACCTCTGACATCCTGGCAACGGTGAGAGCAAACTTCTTTTGAGCTCCTTTGTCTGGGGTGATGGCAATCTGCTGTTCTGCATAGTCATTGGCAAGCCCAAGCAATTCCGGCAACCGTGCCCGCTCAATCCCTGCCGCCATTGAGGCTTCCATGACCTTGGACAAATCACGGAACATGGTCCTGAGCCCGCCCGCTCCTGCAAGCCCTCTCCGGCGCATCATGCCCGCGCCCGCCATGAGCCCTGGCTGTCCCAGGGTCCGCATCAGCATCATGGCACCTTGCGCCGCCTGCGGGGTTCCACCCATGCCAAGTTGGGCAGCTTGGGCTTGTAGCCCTACAGCTTCAGGGATCTTGTAGCCCAAGCGTCCTGCTCTGGCGCCGCCCACCATGCGGGCTCCTGGTCCCAGTGTTGCCGCCGCCTGCAAGCGTGCAGCTTGGCTGGCTTCATAGGCTTGAATGCCCTCCATGTAGTGCCCGCCGATCATGCCTGCAAGCAAACCGATCCCCCCGGCTGCGGCTCCCATTGCCATCATCCCGCTGGCTTTGCCCACCCCTCTTCCCACGCGCATTGCCCCCCTGCCTAACGCACCAAAGCCTCTGCCCCCCATCCTGCCCGCAGCACGGAGCATCCTCCCAAAGCCACGCCCCCACCTCTGGAGGGTCTTTGTGTTCTGCTTGAGTATCCGCCCAAAGGACTGGAACTCTCTGCCCACCTTCTTGAGAGGCGCAAGAACCACCCTTGCAGCCCCTTCAACACCTCTTCCAACGGCACGCCCCCCTGCACCTACAGCGCCGCCCACACGTCCTGCCATGCGCCCAAATGCGCTCCCTGCCACCGTCTGCCCCAGCCCGCGCATCCCGCGCCCAGCCCAAGATGTGCCCCGCGCCATCTTCTCCCCAAAACCAGGGAACAGAGACAAGGCTGTGGTGTCACCACTCTTGAGCGCCCGTGACGCCTGCTTGTAGTCCGCCACCACTTTCTTGATGGCTTTCCCCATCTTGCGGGGGATTTCGTCAATCTCCTTGGACATGGTTTTGGAGAAGGTGCCCGTCTTGGAAAAGAACAGGCTCTCCATAGGAGTGTTGGCACGCCCAAAGCCGGAAAACTCCCGGTGGACCCGCCTGGTGAACTGCTGGAGTCCGGTGAAAAAACTGTCAAACTGGGGGTCTAAAGTGACAGGGATGGTGATAGGTTGATCGGGCATGGTTATCTCCCTTTGTAGAGATTTGCCATTGACATGAACTCATCAAAAGCCTCTGGGTTGGCACCTCCCATCAGATCGTCCATCTCCAGTTCATCCGCCGGCGCTGCGCCCATCACCTCAATGTTGTAGGGGTCTTCCCCTTTTTTCAGCTTTTCAATGAGTTGAATCTCTTCTGGTAGGGGGGCAACAAACAGCAGTTCACCAGTTTCACGGAAATGCTTTTCCGCCTGCTCTCTCACCCACTCATCACGGCGCTTTGCCCGCTCATCTTCCCCCTCACTCAGATCGGGCGTCTCCCCACGGTCAAGCTGCGTGTTCCACTTGTCAACCAGGGGATCACCCGTGGGGGCAACCTCATAGCCCAGGTACTTCAGGCGGGCGTCCCGCGCCTCCTCCGGGTTGCTCAGGAAGTGGTCCTCATGAAACTGCACATACAGTTCATAGGGGTCACTCTCCAGCCACTCCCGGCTGGTCACTGGCCTCTTGAACTTCTGAGTCCACCAGAGACGCAACAACGTCATCAGGTCCGGTTCTGTCAGGTTCCTGATGGCTTCCGCCTCCACCTCCTCCATCAGATTCTCCGCCAGATCCGGGCCGATCTTCTGGTTGGAAGAGGTCTGGGAACTGGGTCTGTATTGTACGCTTACGAAAGGGGTCTACTTCCACAGCCTCCTTGTAGATTGCTGTGACCAGACCAAAATCATAGATGTCATCCCCTTTCTCCTCCATCCACCAGTCCGGTCCCTCTATCAGCACCACCTTCAAGTAGCCCAACATCTCTGCCGCAGTGGTGGCGTACTCTGGCACGCGGCTCTTTTCCGCCGGGTCATCAAAATCCTGAATCTCCCCATCCAAGATACGGCTGGACTCTACTGCAATCCGTGCCTGCATCCCCACTGTGGGGCGCTTTGCCGTGAAATCACCCTCAAACGTCTGTTCCTCTTCCTCAGAATGATAGCTGATGGAAAAGGTCTTGGTTTTCATGCGTTTTTTCTTAGCCATAGGTGTGCCCATTGCACTCTCCTCCTAAAAAAAACAGAACAGAACTTCAACGATCTAGAGCGGTTTGACAGTCAGGCTCATCATGCTCCGCTCAAACTCCTTCACCTCTTCAGGCAAGGAAACCCTCAAGGCAATCTTCCCGCCCAAGACCTCAGAGCCCTTGGGCAAGCTGTACTCTTCCGTGGTAGAAAAAATCTGCCAGCCCGTCTCCATTGACAGGGCTCCGTTGGGCAACTCCTGCACGTCTTTCCCAAAGACAAGCAGGGTCATGTCCGTCCGGTCTGGGACCAGGACACCCATGCTCAAGCCCACCAGCAGAATGGAGTCCTCTGGTCCGTCAAAAGCCTTGCTCTCTGCCAGGAAAATCTCTGGCAGCTCATGCTTTTTGAGCACCTCTTCACCGGCTTTGCTCAGGGACTCCAGAAACTCAGGGGTCCGCACCTTGGCGTCCTCCTGTTCTTTGTTGAGGCGCTCTGACATTTCCTTCAACTCTTCAAGGACATCCTTGACCTTCTGGGCGTCAACAACACCCGTGCCATTCAACTGCATAGCACAACTCCTTCCCCCCAAACAGAACATGAACAGAACAAAGAGCCCCTACACCTGGGACTCATCCAACACGCGGATTGCCACAAAGTTGATGTTCTCACTTGTGGGCGCACGCGCAGCAATGTCAAACGTCTTGCCCGCCGCCTTGACCCCTTGGAAGAGGTAGGTGGTTTGCTGGGTCTGGCTGTCCTCAATGGCAGCTTCCAGCGCCCCACTGGTCAAGATGTTGGTGTTTTGCGGGAAGATCCCCAGGTTCTTGAGGGACTGGTTCACCACGCGGAAGATGTTGGCGTTCATGGAAGCCCGGTAGGCAACCGGCACAAACTCCAGCACCTCCAACAAATCCAGAACGTCAATGGGCTCATGGTCAACGGACTCTTCCCCGCTCACGCCACCTGCGTAGGCTACCTTCTCACCATTGATCTTCAGTCTGGCACGGGCGCCAGAAAAGGTTTTGGTAGGCATCTTGGACCTCTCTGTCTTGTTGTATTAGAAACTAATAGCAAAGATGGGGGGTGCGCCACTGAGGAGTTGCCGTGGGGCTTGGCTGGACTCAGGGTGGCAGCAGATTCAAACAGTCAGGACTGACGAAGATCAGCCAAAAGCGACCCACACAACGCGCCCGGTGACATCAACGTCAAGAGCACCGGCATAGATGGTGAAAGCGTTGTTGTTGGCTGGGGATGCGCCCTCTTCTGTCAAGGCCAGAAAATCCGCAAACGTCCCCGCGTTGGCACCTGCCAAGCCGATCAACTGGTCATAGCACTCTTTTTCCGCCGGAGTGCCTGCTCCCAAGCCACGGTGCTTCATCAAAAAACGATCCTGCGCCGCCTTGTCAGAATTGATGAGCGCCAGCACCACTTTGGGCTCAAAATCCAGCCGCACAATGTGGTCCAATGCTTCATCCGCCACCGGCACGTCAAAGCTGCCAAAGGCAAAGGTGGGCACAGTCATGTACTCACCCATCATCCCTGCCAACTCACGGGCGTCCGGGTAGGGGGTCTTGTCTGGACCATCCCCAAGGTCCGCAACGGAGCGGAAAAAGGATGCCAGTTTTGTGGAAACACTGGGGGTTGCTGTTTCAGCCAATTTGGTAGCCATGTTTCAGTCCTCCTGAATCATTCAGTCACTTTCCTGACCGTTAGATGTTGCTATACTCTCAGAACTTTAGCCCGTTGTCAAGACCCTTCTCAGGCTGACAGGGACGGGAGTTGGAAGTTGAAGTCTACAAGAATGAAGTTTGCGCCAGTCTTGGGGAAAACCTGAACTTTTACGCGGACAACATCACCGTTGATCTTCACGCTCAAGCCCACCCAGGCATGGACTGGCTCCTGGTTCTCATCCTCTGAGTCAATGATGATCCCTTCCGCTCTGTAGTCCTCATCCAGGATGGTTGCCACTGCCTCACGCACGGACGCAGTGGTCACAGGAGCCCTGGTGCGGACACCTTCTGCGGTGGTCCCGATCCCGCGCCCACCAAAGCGGCTCTCCAACTTGTCCCGCATGTCACGGGTGATCTCATTTCGGATTTCAACAATCTGCCCATCTGTCCGGGCAAGATTGTCTGTAGCAATGTGGGTGGTGTAGTCCCGGACAATCCGCCAGCGCCCCTTGTAGGGCTCACCATAGAGCAGGCCACCCAGCAGGGCTTTGCGGATATCCAATGGAGAACGGGGGCTCCAGTCATTCAAGGGTTGCCCCAGTTCAGAGGTCTTGACATACTTGAGGGTGGCTGGCTCTCCCAGGGGTGTGCCCATCCGAACGCCCGCAACCTGGCAGGCATAAGCCCAGGGGGGCAGGGTTGTCTCACGCCCACTGGAGGAGAAGACTCTGGTGGTCTGCCCGGAAAGCTGGAACTGGTCATCATTGAGGAACTTGATCCACTCCAGCAGACCACGCTGGTAGGTGACACCGTTGAAGGAGCCAGCTTCCAACGGAAGGGTCCGCCCCATGAAGCCTTGCCGCTCCGCCCGGTTTGCATCAGAGTCCTTCAGGTGGTTCTGGAACAGCACCGTGAGCAGGTCAATGTCTCCAGCCGTCCACCCTGTGAGGTCATCAGAGGCGCACGGGACCACCAGCCGGATGTCATCTTTTTTCATCAGCTCATCAAAGCCGTGCTCCCAACTGATGGGGTAAAGGGGATCTGTTTCTGCCGGTTGCTGGACAACAGAGGTGCCCTCCACACCGTTGTAAAAACGCTTGTAGACATCCAGGTTGTTCTCTGGGTGGGCGGCACCTATCTCATCTTTGTAGGTACTGGAGCCGGGTCCGTCTGCCCGCTCTGCTTCAAACCTGCCAATGTTGGCAGTAACCCACTCCACCAGTTTTTGGTTGTTGTCCTTGACCACGGCACCGTCATTGTCAGTGTCTCCTGGTCCTACAACCATCTGGGAACCCCAACGGTAGCCCACCTCTCTGTTTGCCACCCGCGCCACCACGTCATCTGCGGAATGGGCATTCAGGACGGCATTTGCCAGGAAGGTCAAGGTTTCCGTGCCCGTGTTGTTGTTGGACACCGGCACAATCTCCTCATTGGCTGTGCCCTCACCCAACACCACAAAGTAGTTGTAGCCCGTGGTGGGGAAGGGGTCACTGCCCTCCAGGTTGCCAGTGCTTTTGATCACCGCAGTTGTGGCGCCTGGAGCAATCCCCGCATTGAGCAGACCAATGGGCTCCCGCCCCCAGTGCTCTGAGCGGTCCCCAAAGTCAAACCGGCTGGGGAGCAGATCACCGTCAACGCCATCACCCAAGCGGGCTGTGATCCCTGGCAGTTGGTTGAGTTGCTGCACAAGGCTTGTCAGGGAGGCTGTGAGAGCCAGATTGACGCTGCCAATGTCATCATTGAAGGTTGCCCCATCCTGCACATAGAGCGTCATGGTCTGGGACTCTCCGTCCTCACCTGTGATCTTGAAGTAGGCGTCTGTGAGCGCCACCACCATCCACTCAATGTCTGTCAGGTCCGTGCCCGCCGGCAGGTCCAAGCCCTCTCCGTGCAGAATCAGGGTGTTGTCCTGTCCGGGGTCTACCGGGGTGGCGTCCGTGTTCTCCTTGATCTTGAACAGCTTGCCCAAGAGGGGAGCCTGCGCGGGCACTGAGGATTTGACACCCGTGATCAAGACCCACCTGTTTGCGTGGGCGTTGGCTGTCAGATCGCCCGCCGGAGAGGTCTTCCCGTTGAGCCGCGTGTTGGAAAGGTTGGGGTTGGCAACCGTCTTGCCCGCCACACCAGATCCACCATCTTGGGCTTGCGGGATCAACCAGTTGACCGGGTTGCTCCAGTCTGTGAAGTTGCCACCGCCCGTGGGGTCAAACTTGATGTGCATTGTGGGGGACACCAGACCGCCAAAAGGAGCCGGTTGTGTCTCAACCCTTGTTGCATACCGGGAAGCCAGTTCAAACGCCTCAGAGAGCGTTGCAGGACCAAACTCCACCTCATTCTCCAACCCACGCGGACCCCACTCATCTGCCATCAGCTTGTGCATGGGGACAGCGATCCGGATCGTGGGGGAGTTGGTGGCGTGGTGCGGAGCCACGTCCCAGTCCAAGTCTGCCCGCAGGTAGAGCCTGTGCTTTGCGCCGGCAACGTCCAAGCTGGACTCAATCTGCCTCTGCTGGCCTTTGCCCCACCCGGAGATGACCTCCACCACCATGTTCTGGAATTCATTGGTGGCATAGGTTCCCGCCACGGCTGAAAACTCCACATAGGCGTTGGCTGGGTCACGGGTAGAGTCTGCCCCGGTGGGGTCTTTCCCGTACTTTGCAGCACCGCTGGAAGAGACGGCAAAGGTGAGAGCCCCTGCAACGGGGTCTTGCACCAGCCAGTGCTCCGCCCTGCTTGAACGGTTGGGCTTGTAGGCATACACGATTGCTGCCCCACCATCCACCCGCTCATCATTGGATGGTTTGTAGAGAAGTTGGATGGCGTCCGCCATTGGAGAGCCTGCACCAAAATACTGCTTGGCAGACTCCGCATCTGCAAACACATGGACAACGCCCGGTTGACCGTGTGGTGCCTCTGCAACGACAGCCGCGATCCTTGTTTCGTCAACAGATGGTTGTACCATCCCGCTCACGTCCACAAAGACCTCTGCACCGGGATGGATGACTACCTGTCCGTGAAATTTGACTGAACGCGCCATGTGTCACTCCTTCAAATTGTCAATCCCTCACTAGGATACATAGAAGGGCAGGCTGAATCAAGGGGAGAACGCTGTCAGGCTACCGCAAAAGATCACCTTTGCCGCTTGTCTTGTAGATAGGCACCACGTCAAGAGAACCATCTTGCCGCCTGGTTGCCATCTCCACTTCCAGCATCCAGCCAGCCACAAGCGTCTCCACCTCAATAGATTGCTCCTCATACTCAAAAGAAAGGGTCATCTGTCTGCTCCACAGAGGCGGACCACCGCCCGTGGGAGCCAGGGACTCCTCTGGCATGAGGTCCATGCCAGAAAAGGTCAAATTGTGAAGCCCATTCACCTGAAACCATAGATAGAACCGGCGCAACACCCACTTGAGCAGACGGTAGTAGACAAAGGTGTTCTCTGCGTTCCCCGTCATCACCTGGATACCTATCTGCATCTGGTCCACAACCGCACGGCTTGTGAGCCGTTGCTGGTCCTCATCCCAGAGCCTCTGGGGCGTGCCCATGTGTTCATACTGCTCATCCCCATAGGCGTGCTGGACCACCAGATTCTTGCGGTCCAGGGGGCGTCTGGAGGGCTCTCCGCTCTTGTCTCCGTCCACCCCCAACAACATTGGTCCCTCATCCTCACCATAGACCACACCGTGATACTTCTCTTTCTCCGGGTAGTCTCCAACCTCCACACCCGGAGAAGGATGGGGCATGTCTCTGTGGGAGGGGGCGTCATCTCCAATGTACTGCCGGATTTCGTTTTCTCCCAGCAGGGACAGGATGAACGCCGGGGGATGAATCTTCACAGAAGGGTTTTTCCAGACAATGGCAGGGAACTCTTCCTCTATCTGGCGCCGGTAGCCTTTTTGTCTGTCTGTGGGGATGTTCTTGCACAGGTAGCCCAGCACGCGGCTGTTTTTCTGGAGAAACTCCCATGCTCTCTTGACTCCCTCTTGCACTACAAACTCCGGCATGTTCTCACCTCTTCCTACTCAATGCTTTCTGGATGGCAGCATAGACGCTTTTGCGCTTGCGGTCATGTCCTTTCTGGAGCGCCGCCTGATGGTCCTCCTCAGCTTCCGGGGAGCCACCCCACCCAAAGCTCACGGGCAGGGGCGTGCGCTGCATGTTGGACGGGGGACGCCTTGCGGGCATGGTCATGCGGTTGAAGGTCTGCATGGTGCTCAATCCATAGCCCGCCGCAGGTATGCCCATTGGAGGCGGTGGAGGTGGCGCTGTGGGAGCCTGTGAGGCAGCTTCCTGCTCCGTCAACTCTATCTGTATGGTTTGACCCTTCAAGTCTGCCTGTGCCGCCTCCAGGCGCTCCTGAAGTGCCTTTGCAAGTTGATCGGCTAGATTGCCAAATGGACCCTTGTTCATAGATCACCTTGGGGGAAAAACGCTCTTTGGTTGTGCTGTGTAGGGACCGTAGGGGTCTGGCACGCCAGCATGAGCGTCCACACGCTCCTCCCACGGTGCGCGGATGGGTAGGCGCGTGGGGTTCAAATCCACCAATGCGCGGCGCAACATCACACGCTGTCCAATCTCTCTGGAGCGGTCCCAGCGGTCCATAGGGGTTGCCCAAGCAATGAATTCCACATAGGCTTCATAGCGGATGGAGTATTTCTTGCCCTTGGCTGGACCGGCTCCGGGAGCCCACACCACCCGCCGCCCGCGCAAGGTGTACTCTCCCAAGCGGTACTCATTGCCGTCCTCATCTATCATCAGGTCTGCCTGCCTGCGCCCAGCTTCCCAGTAGAGCATGTCTTCATTGTCTTGCAGTTCTGAGGGGCGCGGGGAGACAACACTCTCTGTTCCTCTGGTGATCACCTGGCTATCCACCGGCGCGGGAACCGTGAGCGTCACCTTGTCAAAATCCCCGATCCTGCGTGCGTGCAAGGACGGGGAAAGGGTCACGTCACCTGGCTGGACCCAGCCCACTTGGGACCAAAAGCGGTCTGTGGTCATCCCCACCAGGAGCCCAGAGATGATGGTAGGATCATGGAATGTGTAGCCCCGCCCACGGCACTCCTCACAGTTGGGATCTGAGTGCCCCACGGCGCCCGTTGAGGTGTCCACCTGCACACACGGACACTTCAGGCTTTTCTCATGAACAACGTCTCCCCCCCTGTTCCCGATCATGCCCTCCATTGCTTCAAAGTTGAGGTCAACGGAGAGGGCTATGTCCTTGAATGGCATTGGTGCCTCCTATTAGAAACTAATGGGCAAAGGGCTTGTGCATGATAGCTGTGAGGGTGTCCAGCCACGGCAATGCTTTCTTTGTCCCCACATGCTCTGCATGAAAATCCTTCATCTCCTGAAAAGCTGGGCGCGGGTCTGCTTTCCCCTCTCCCCAGGTTGCATCCATGTTGGAAGGAAACCTGCTGTGAATGCCGGTGGCATGGAACTCTTTGTCCTTGCCTGCCTCACGGATGTCTCTGAACATGTCCATCTTTTGTTTCTCCATGTCACGGAAAAGAGCATCCTTGTGTTCTGTGGGGAGTCCCTGCCACTCCTTCCCTTCAGCATTCTTCCAAGCCTCCTTAGTTGTTGCCCGTCTCTTCTCCTCATACTCCGCCGCCGCCTTTTCCTCAGCTTCCTCTTTCTCCTTGTGCGCCTTGAGGGGTCCGGTGATGTTCTCATGCTGTTCCCCTGCTTTGACCCTTGCAACGTACTCTGGTTTGAAGTTCACCCCCAACCGCTTGCCAATGGCAGCAATCTCCTCAGCGCGATCTGCCATAGCTTCAGAACCCCAGTACCCCCCAGACACTCCTACTTTGCCTTTGGGCGTCA